TCTTCGAGGCGCGCAAAGCGGATATCGTCCTCGGCTGCGGTGCGGTTGTCTGACTCGTGGTCCTCTACAAGGGAGAACTCCTCCTTGGCGTCCTTGAGGATATCGTCAGAGGTCGCCATCACCACCGCTCAGCGTATACTTTGACGCCAGTGTGCGGGTCGTGGAAGACAAGCACCCGCTCGGCCTCGCTCGCATGCGTGGGTATCAGCCAGTCAAGGAACGCACGGTAACCGTCGCTGAGGACGCGCTCGTCCGGCGTCAGCGCGTGCTGACACTCAGGGCAAGGCATGATGCCTCCCTTCCCGTCCGGAACGTCAGTCGCTCCTGAACAGATCGGGCAGGCTTTGTCGGTCAATTACGTCATCCAGCTCTGTGGCCCGGCGTAGGCATTGCCTACAGCCCGAGGCTTCGGCTCTGTCTCGGCAAACCGCTTCATCATCAGCCCGTACCGTGAAGCCGAGAGCAGATCGTCCCGCTCCTTCACGATCCGGCCGTCTTTCCGATGGTAAAGGCGGAATTCCTGGAGCCAGTCCATCAGGTGGCGGAACACCTTCCACCGGCCCGTCTGCATCCGGTCCAGCATGTCCGCAACGCCAGCCTCGACGCCGAAGCCGCCATCGTCGAAGGTTGCCCTTTCCTGGAGCATATTCAGCCCCTGGGCGCGGTATTGGTCGGCCAAGGCTTCACCGCTGCCCTTGTCGTGCTGCAGGCCGTCATGGGGCCATGCGCACGGTATCCAGCCGCCCCAGGGACGAATGGCAGCGGCATGGATGACGGGGGTCGCCTCCCGCTGCCGGTAGGTCTTGGTGACGTAGACGATATCCGCGTCCCTATCCCATGCGAGGTGGGCAGCGGCGAAGGGGTGATCCCAGCCGAAGTCGGTGCCGATGATCTGAGCCCAGTAGGACGGGATGGGGACGGGGTCGATGAGGATGGTTTCCTCGGTGATCGGGAATATCCGGCCCGAACCGAGGGATGGAATGCCCTTGAGGCGCGCTTCCCGCTCGTGAGCGGGGTAGCTGTCGATAAGCCTCTGCTTGTCGGCTGGTGAGAAGTGCGGGGCGTCGTCGATCGTCGCTTGAATGACGATGCGGTCTTTATGCTGCGGCTGAAGCGTCGTCGGGTTCGAGGAATCGGTGAACGACATCACTCATCCCGAGTAGCGGGGTGAACGTCATGTAGACGATGCCGCCGGTTTCGTTGGTGCGGGTCAGGCCTTCGATGTAGATATCCATCGGCGGTTCTTCATCGAGCCACAGGACTTCCAGCCCCGCGCCCTGCCACTTCTCGCGGCCACGCTCGTAGGACTTGAACCCGAGGGTAGAGAAGCCGCCGGTCCGGTGCCTGATCGAAACGGTATCGCAAGCGTCAGCGACGCCCCTGGCTGTTGCTACGTCGCCAATCGTTGCGCCCGGGATGTAGCCAGTGCCCCACTCCTCCCGCCGTGATGGCGGCCCCAGGAGCTTCGCTTGAACCACGTCCCGGGTAGTGTCGTTGGTGACGCCGGCGGCCCACGCCCGGACAGGAGCGCCGAAGCGCTTGCCCAGCCACCAGTCCGGGTACTGTCCGGTAAGATGGACCGCCATCTCCGCTGCGCCGCACTCGGTCTTCCCGAAGCGGTTCGATGCCATGAGAAGCCGCTCTCGGTATTCAGCGCCGGCTGCGTGGAACTCTTCCTGCTTGGGATATGGTCGGTAGGCCTTGAGGCGGTTAGTGCGCCGTCTCTCCGTCAGGTCGGCCCGGATCATCGCCGCTGCCGCCGCTGCCTGCGATGGCTTCAAGGACTCCCAAGGCTGCCTCAAGCTGTTCGTCGTCGAAAGCATCCAGTTGCTTCGTCACATTTGCCGAGAGAGCCACGGACTTGCCCCAACCGCGGTCCAGGATTTCCTTGGCGGCGGCGATGGCGACCCGCATGTCATCGTCTTCGAGGCCCGCTGTGAGGATTTCAAGCGCGCGGTCAGTATGCTGGCGGGCCTTGGCTGCGATGCCCTTGGGCCTGCCGCCGGGGTTTCCAGACTGGCCCTTGACCCACGGGGTGAGGTCTTTGGCGCTCAACTGCTCAGCCTACTGTTCTGAGTTGGTTGCGGGGGCCGGACTAAATCAGAAGCGCCCAACCACCGGCCGGGCGCAAATCACCTACTGTGAGGATTTATCCGGTTTTCAGGACAGCATGTCAAGGGCGGTTTAGGTAGGCGTCCCGGGCAGCTTCGAACTGCTCCCCCACGTCCTGCGCCTCGTACATCGCCTGCCACATCCCGTCGTCTGCTGCCACCGGCGCAATCCAGTGGGTCGCAGGGGAAGAGAGGAGTTCGGGGAAGGCTACGGTCAGCACACGTTCGGCTTCCTCCTGACTGGCGCTGCCGAAGATCATGGCCATCTCACATGCTGCTTGGTCGATTCGTTGACTTCTGGTCATCACTTCTCCTCCCGGTTCAGGTAGGCGTCTCTGGCCTCACGCCACCCCACTGGCGACACTTCGGCCAACGTCTTCATCCGCTCCGTAGCCTCCACCGGCGCGAGCCAGTGGGTGGGAGGGTCGGTGAAGAGTTCGGGGAAGGCAGCGCGGAGCGCCATAAATGCCTTCGCTCGGTGCCCCTCCGGGACCGCCGGCCAATCGCGCCTGTCAAGCCCGCTGATCGCCCGCGCCGCCGCCTCTATGCGCTCTTCCAAGGTCATGCTTTCGCCTCCTACAGCCTGTAGTGATCCGCCAGCGTATCGAGCCCCAGCCGGAGCGCGGTGAGCGCCGCCGTCTCTGCCCGCCGGTCGTTGGTCGAATAGGCAAACAGCCTCGCCCCGATGCTCTGGAGCGTGTCCGTCCGATCGGCCGCCCAGCACACCTCGTCCACGATGGGATAGAGCTTGTCTAGGATAGCCTGAGCCTCTACCCAGCGGGCGTGAGCGTCGGCTCTGGAGGCGGCCATGAACTGGGGCGTCCGACTACCGAAGCGTCGGTCGCTGGGCTCGTAAACGAGCGCGCCGGATGGGATCATTCCCGCCTCGTAAGCGTCCTTTCTGAACTCGTCGCCAGCGTCGAACTGGCGTTCCGTGATGGAGCCCTTCGCCTTGAGGCGGTCGAGTGGTGCCTGCGTGACGCGCTGACGGACGACCGTCGACAGCACACCGTCCCGCTTCTCCGTCTCGACGCGAATGTCCAGTTCGGTTTCCCCCGCCTGCCTGACGCGCTCGGCTGTGGAGACGCCTACGCCCCTCCGGAGGCGTTCTTCGATGGAGCGCTCCAGGGTTGATGTCTGCATGTGTGGTCCCTTCTTTCGGGGCATTAAGGACTCAGGAAAACAGCCACATCAAAAGGGCGATGCCGGCGATGAGCATGAAGAACTCCGCCGCATCCCAAAACCCGTCAGACGGCCGCTCGCGCATCACTTCCCCTCCCGGTTCAGGTAGGCGTCTCTCGCAGCCCGCCATTGCCGCGCCGGAACGCCGTAGACAGCGATGGCGTGCTGCATGGCCCCATCGGCATTCATCGGCGCTATCCAGTGGGTTGGAGGGCAGCCGAAGAGTTCGGGGAACAGCACCCGAGCGTGTTCGGTTACATGCTTGCGCCAGTAGTCTTGGTGCTGGGAAATCATGTGGTCCCAGTGCACGCGCTGCTCGCCCTTGGGGTCATAGGCTCGCCGCGCCGCCGCCTCTATGCGCTCGTCAAGTTCCTCGGGTGTCATCACGTCTCCTGCTCTGGAGGAAGGTGGTCGGTGCGGGCGGCGACTGCCGCGGCACGTTCGGCTCGGGACGGCGCCTCCTTCTTCGCCCCACTCCACTTTTCCTCGAAGGCCCCGATGATGCGGGTTCCGGACGGCACGTCGTCCCATTCGACCAGCCTGCGGCGCGTCGGCTCCATCAGTATTCCGTCCCGCGGGTCATGATCCGCTCATGTCGCTCGCGGTCTCGCCGAAGGCGGTCGGCCTCAGCGTGCAACTCTGCAGCGGACGGTGGGAAGGCGTTGTTGCGGCCGGGGACCTGCCCCCTGGCAAACCTGTTGGCGACTTCCGCAATCTCCGACACTGCGAGGTCGCTCAACGCAGCAGCGTAGGCTTCCGCTACGTCTTTCGAAGCGTTTCCCTCCCGGAAGGACATCATCAACACCGCAATGATCTTCGTCGCTTCGACGCGGCGCTGTTCGGCCTCAAGCGTTACCTCGCGTGACGACTTCGGCTGTGAGGTCAAGGTCGTAACGTTGCTCATTGGATGTCTCTGCTTTCGGGTTGTCGGCGCCGTCGAAAATGTCTTTCCATGTCGGTTTGGATTGCTGCCCTCGCCGCGGCGGCCCCGTGCTGGACGGCTTGGCTGTGCGGCGAAGGAACCCCCGGAACGTCGCTCGCCAGTCGGCCTTGCGCTCGCCCTTGCTCCGAGCCCACAGCCGCATGTCCTCGGCACGGTCGGCGATCTGTCGGCGGGTCAGGCCGATGCCGGCGCCGTAGTCGAAATCAGCCTCGTCTGGCTGCCAGTCGTCAGGAAGCGAAGTCAGGTGCGTTTTTCGCGCCCGCTTTGAAGGGTGCGTAGCACCCTCTTTCTTCTTCTCTGGTTCTGGATTCTGGACGGGCGCGCGATGCTTAAGCCCGGCTTCGTCTAAGTTGTTGTTTTCGTTGCGCCCGGCTTGGTTTTCGGCTCTTTTATTTCCACCTTTCGCGCCGTTTTCAGCGAGTTTTCGCGCGGTTTTCGCGTCGGTTTCGAGCTCGAACTCGGCCCGAGAATTCGAAATGGTCCCCTCGCCGAGGACGATCTTGCCGGCATGAATCAGGGCTGTGCGGATGGTCGTCCACTTCCGCACCGAGCACCCGCAGACGCCGGCGATGTAGCGTGGGTCATCGGCTATCGGGCCGCCGTGGTCGTAGATCAGATCGAGGATAAGGCTGTAAGCGCCCTTCTCCTCCAGCGTCAGGCCGAGGGTTCCTGCGATGAAGTCGGAACCGAAGCGCCGATACCAAGGACGCGCGCTCACTGCCGCCACTCCTCAACAGTCCTGTCCCGCTTGGACTGGTTGCAGGGCCGGCACGCGACCGTGAGATTTTCCAAATCGTCTCGGCCGCCGCGTGACCATGGGTGAACGTGATCCACCTCGAACGGCCCTTCTTGGCTGCCGCAGTAGGCGCAAACGAAGCCGTCGCGCTCGAATACCTCCTGCCGCAGAGACGGGGCGAGCGGCCTACGTCCCGACCACAATCGCCACCGCTCCAACGCGGGGCTGGCGATCACGCCATCCTGCTCGACGAAGAATGCCATTACCGCCGGGGCTATGCGTTTCCACTTTTGGGGCGACACGCCTGCAATCCGCGCCAGTCGCCTCGGGTTGTTCGTGAGGCTGCCGCCGCTGTGCCACATCACCAGGAGCAGGAGCAGGTACGCACCCTGTTCCTCGGTCGTCAGGTGCCCGGTGTCGGCGAGGTAGTCGGCGACGTAAAGCTGCATGAAGGGGGCGCTCATGCCCGCCTCCCCAGCGCCGACCTGGGCGGCAGCGGGTCGCCACAGATGCGGCCGGTAAGGCTGCGGGTGTCCTCAGGGATCAGCGCTAGCCGGGAAGCGATCTCGTCTGAGGTCAGCCGGGATGGCCCCTCGTCTATGTGCGGCAGGCCGTGGGGAAAATCGGCCTTGAAAGCAGCCCGCGCCCGCGCCTTTTTCTCACGATCATGTGCCAATCGCTTGGCGCGGTATTCCGTGTTGATGGCGCATTTGAGCGTAGTAATGTTGCAGCCGAATTGGGCGGCGACATCTTTCTGCTTCATGCCGTCCCGAAGCATCCGTTTTGCCTCTGCGATCTGAGCGTCTGTGAACGCCATTTAGGCAGCCCTCCTTGCCGGCGGGTAATACGCAAGCCGGTAATGGGCAGCGCAGTACGACTCGCCCTCCAGTGGCGCCCGGCCGCAGACGACAAGCTCGGCAATGTTCCCGGGCTTTCTGTCGTCAGGCCACATCGGGAAGGCGCAGACATGGGGCGTGCCGAATGGTGCCTGACCATTGGTCGGCAGGCCCATCTCGGCTACCATGCGGCGGCGCTGTTCTTTCGCCCGGGCAACGGCTTGCGCTTGGCTCTCCGTCTGCCGAGCGCGCTTGACGATGCTGTAGTTGTGGCCAGTGCCGGACCGCTTTGCCTTCCCTGCCGACGTCTGCGAGAGACACAGCGGGACCGGAACACCGAGGCGAATGAGCTTGCCGCTAACCGCATGTCGCGTGGTGCCAAGTTCGGACGCGATCTGCGAACAGGACCACCCCGCGCCCCGAAGCCGCTCCATTGTCGCGGTTACGTCGTCGGTCCAGAAACTCATGCCGCGACTCCCTGCACCTTGGAGCCAGCCGGAGGCAGCCCGTTGACGAGGTTGGAACGAACGCCACAGGCAGGCCCACGAAAGGCCCGGCTACCATCGGGACTGTCGGTCCAGACCTCGACCAGATAGCCCCGCTTGAGCCAGTAGCGGCGGACGCGCTCGGCAAGCAGGGCGGCACCCTTCTCGGTGAAGTAGTCGATGTCGGCCATTATGCGGCTCCCTCGAATATATCGGGCTGGTGAAGCTTGGGAGCGGGAGGCTCGATGAAGAGGTCTTGTTGGTGGGACGCCTCCTCGATTCTGCGCACCATTACGTCGAAGTACGCAGGCTCACGCTCTATCCCGATGAAGGCCTTGCCCAGTTGGACGGCAGCGACTCCGGTTGTCCCGCTGCCCGCGAATGGATCGAGGATGGTGCCGACCTCGGCGGGCAGGTGCTCGATGCACCAGCGCATGACGCCTAGCGGCTTCTGAGTGGGATGGTGGCGCTCTTCGTGGCCGCGCCGGATCATCCCGTTCCAACGCCAGTAGATGCGCCTGACAGCCTTGTTGAGGTTGGTCCATGCCAGTTCACAGTCGGCGAAGTCGCCGGTGTTCTGCTTGTCCCAGACCAGCCAGCACCCCGTCGGGGGGAGGTCGAAGTAGTTGCCGCCAAAGATGATCTGCCAGCGACTGCAGGCGCGGATCATGCTAATCTGTTCGTCTGACGCGGGCTTCTCGTCCCAGTCAAACTCACCGTAATCTCGCGGCTTGGCGAGATTGCCCCGGCTCAACGCCCTTTGGTTACTCTCGCCAAGCCCATAAGGCGGGTCCGTCACCACGGCATCCACCTTCCCAAGCGAAGGCAAAATCTCCCTGCAGTCTCCCAACGCCAGTCGCGCGTTGCCGATGGTCACCCACTCAACCACTGGGGCGCCCCCGATATTTGGCCTTATGGATGCGATCCCTTGCTGGCAGGCCTTTCAGAACTGTTTCCAGCTGGCCGGGAGGAACACTGCCATCCGCAAACCAGCGCCATTCGTCGAGAGTCAAAGGCGGCTCTCGACCGTCCCGGATTTTGATCTCTCGGAGGGCGGCGTGGCCGATGAGATACGAGGCGAGGCCGTCATCCATCAGGCGGCTCCCTCGGACACGGATGCAGCATGGGCTCCACCGTCGCGAAAGCGTTCAGCCTTCGCGCGACAATTGGCGGCGTATGCTAGGAGGCTTTCGCGAGTGATCCCGCGGTCGGGGTAGAAAGGCCCATCCGCCGCTTGCGCCTCGGCCGACACGGCATCGGACAGGAGGTCTCGCAAGGCCGCGCTGTCGAGGACCGATCGTTCGGGTCTCATGCCGCCTCCGTCAGCCCGAGCGGCATCTGGAGACGGCGGGAGGGCACGTAGCCGTAGTCAGCCGGGAGCACTCCCCAGCCCCGGAGAATGTCGAGGCACTGATCGAGGCCCTTTCCGACCGCGTAGGTGCCCCCGCCAGTGGCGATCTCAGCCTCGGTGCGTATCTGCTCCTCAGACTGCGTCCCGCCCTTCACCTTGACTTCCAGGCCGTAGAAATGGCCTCCGAAGAGGAAGGCGAGATCTGGAGCACCGGGCCGAACGCCTGCGGCTTTCAGCTTGGCTGCCGTCCGCTTGGCCCTGAACTCACCGAAGGGGAGAGCCGACCACCACATGTCCCGGCGCCCGACCATGCGGATGTGGTCCGCGAGGGCGCATTGCAGCCGATGCTCCGGGTTGTCCCGGGGCTTTCTTCGTCCGCTGGGGATGCGGGGGCCGATGCGGAGCATCAGGCGGCCTCCTCGCACCGGCCGTAAACCCTGAAGGCGCTCCGAGGAAAGAACACCATCCCGGCCCAGCCCATCTTCGGGCCTTCGTAGAATCGAGCTCCTTTCGACAGCACGTCGAGCCGTTCGCAGAGAACCAGCCCGTCATCCTCCTCGACCACGAACAGCCACACCGGACATCCGCTGATCGCCTGCACCTGTTGATAGTGCTCGTAATGGCGTTTGCTGATGCCGTGCTCTAACCGGCCGGTTTTTCTGTGCAGTGTAGCGGCGCCTTTGGTCTTAACCTCCACCCAATAGCGCGAACCATTCTTGCTCACGTCCAAGTCTGGCAGCACGTAGGATACGCGCGCCCCCTCCATCTTCGGGGCCTTGTTGCCGTCCTCGCCGGCATAGTCGTAACTCGGCACCACGAAGCAGCCGCGCTCCTGAACCATCGTGGCAACGACCCGCTCCCCAGAGCGGCCGCGCAGAAAATTGTCACTCGCGCGGAAAGCGGCGTCAGACATCTAAGCCTCGCCGCGCCACGGAAAGGCAACAAACCCGATCTTGCTGAACCGCTCCGCAAAGGCGGCAGCGTCGGTGCCGAAGTAGAAGAACGCCTGCCCCTGCGTCGGAGCGGCGACGGCCCCGCTATCATCATAGAACTTCACCCTGCCCCTGGTGAAGCAGATGGCGTCAGCTACGGCCGCGGCGCCGTGAAACCATGACGTGTCGGTGTAGTTGTGGGTAAGCATGACGCCGGCAGAGACGCGGCCAGACAGCCGCTCGTCCACCATCTTGTTGACGAACTCGGCTATGAGCGGCTGCGCATACGGAGGGTTGAGCCAAACACGACCGTTCCACTCCTGCCGAAGCCCGTCCGTGTCTTTGGTGAAGAAGGCACCGGCCTTAACTACGGCCTGCGCCGCCTCGCTGGAGGCGGGGTCCAAGTCGATGCCGCCCATCACCTCCCGGGCGGCTTCAACCAAGTTGCTGGGTGTGTACCACTCGTTTTCGCCGGTTCCGCTGGCGCCGCGGAGGTCCGTCTGGCCCTTTTCGGCCATGGCCTTTCGCCATGCGGCGCCGAACAGAACGGTCCGGTACTTCTCGCGGTCCTGTAGGCGCTTTCCCCATTTGGAGACCTGCTGATGAGTTATGCCGGTTGAGTTTTCGGCATCCTCCACGAAATAGCCACGACCTGCGCTATTTGCCCTTTCGCCCCTGCCGCGGACATTTTCCTTCCACCATCGGACGAACTCGGCCTGTTCCTCCATCTTGGCCTCAACTGCCTGTTCAAGCAGAGGCCAATCATGGATGCGCCTCGCAAAGTCGATGAGCGCATCGGCTTTCGCGTCGTTCTCTTTGACGAGCGACGGCTCAAAAGTAGAGACCGAACGCCCGGTTTGTGCTATTGAAACAGGCACATTCACTTCAGCCGCGCCTTCCGAATCTTCGCAGCCAGAGCCGAAGCTTCAGCCGCCAAATCCTGAAAATCATCTGCGTCACCCTTGGCCGCCTCGACCGTGAGTTCGTGCTCCAGGTTCCGCAGTTCCCGCTCGCAAAAATGGAGGTAGGCGTTGCGGACTTGCTGGAAGACATGAACTGCGACGGTCTTGGGGCGACGATATCGAAAACCCCAAATTGTCCAGTAATTGATGCCCGTCTTGGCCTCCAGGCGGCGCATCGCATCTTCAACGTCGCCCGGCCCGGTAGCTTCACGCTTCACCATCCGGTCGCAGTATTCCGCAGCCAGATCGACGCTACTCATTTGCTCGAACTCCAAACGCGGCTTGAGCGACATGCAACTTCTCCTCGTCCATGTTCCGGGACGAAGAGAGCCCCTGACCCGGTGTGCTTGCCGGCTCGAACGGGTGGGGCGAGGCTTTGGAAACTGGTCGGGCAGCGAGACGACGCGCGCGCCTGGCTGGGTTTGGGACGGAGGACGGCAAAGCGCCCGCGGGAGGTCCGTTCCGCTGCCCGAGAGGTGGAGAATTCGATGGCTTCGCTTCCTTGACGGGTTCGATGACACGGCACCTGGCAGCGCCGCCGGCCGGACCCGCCTGACCGTTGGTGAGAACAGAGGAAGCGCGTGGTACCCGGCCCGCCATCCTGGGCCCCGGGGGAATTGTCCGGCCGTTGCGAATAGGTGACGGCGAGTGCCGGGTGAGGAACAGCACTCGCCGTCTGACGCCACCAGAGCGATGGCGCCGGCCCGCCGCCGGGGGGTGAGGAGCGGCGAGAGAAATGGGGATGATGGATGAAGTCATGCGGCGGCCCGTACCCGGTCAGGCCGGTTCGCTTCGAAGACGGCGCGGGCGAAGCCGCGGGGCGTTTCAGCCCGGGTGTCCGCGCGATCGTCGGATGGGGTTGCCTTGTGGATGCGGTCGTCGGGCGGGTCCAGGTGGAGCGCAAGGCGCCGCGCCGGCATGACGAAGCCGTTGCCGGTCCACAGACAGGTCCGCTTGGTGTAGTTGTCGTCCGCGCACCAGCCGGCATACTCGAAGGGATGGAAGGTATGGTCGGCCTCGCCCATGTGCTTCGCGAGAGCGCCGACCGGGTTCTCGACCATGTACGGGGCGCCGGACCACGCCGCGGCCATCCGGCAGGCGGCGAAAAGCTCAAGGGCATCGGAGAGAAGGAAAAGGCCCTTCTTCTGCCAGTCCCGGGCGCCAGAACCCGCTACGTCGGTGCATGGCGGCTCTGCCGAGACGAAGGCGATATCGATGCCTTCCGGCGGGCACCAGGAGCGGGCGTCGCCCCAGACGAAATGAATGTTGCCCTCGACCCGGTCCTTCCGGATGGAGTGCTGCACGTCCACGCAGAAGCAGCGGTAGCCAGCTTCGGCCCAAGGCTCGGCCATCCGGCCGGAGCGGTGGCAAAGGAAGATGGCTGCTCCCCCGGACATGGCTAGGCTGCTGCCCCTTCTGCGGGCGCGCCTCGGTAACGGCTCACCTCCGGTTGCACCGAAACGTGACCGTCAACTGTCCGAAAGCAGGGGTCTCTTTCAGCGCATCCCCGGTACGCTAGATGCAGAGGACATGGGGCGTGTCTTAGGGGACTTGACTTGTGGGCAGCGGCAAGAGGCCTGCCGCGCCGCCGATTGTGGAACCGATTGCGGTTGCGGATACCATCGCGAATGGCGTGAGCGTTTACGACGACGGACTGATTACCTGGATGACCTTCTGGGCCGAGCGCGTGGCGGCGCTGGGAAGAGAGCCCGAGCGCGTCGTCACCTCGAAAGTCTGCGTGCCGAGCGCGCAGTACCCGAAGCTGTTGCGGATGCTGGGGGCGCTGCCCCCGGTCACCTACATCGGAGACGGTGGCGGGATGCAGTGAGGTCATCCGGCCCGCGCCTCGACCAAGACGGCCCCGATGTCGCTCCTGCTCAGGAACTCCTCGACGGGAACCTGACCGCGGGTCAGCTTGCTCAGTGCAACTGCCGTAGCGAGGCTGGCGCGGCGCTTCCGGTTGCGGATGTGGGTGATGGTCGTGCGATCGAGCCCGACCTGAGCGGCGATCCACTCATCGGTGCGCGTCTTCGCTTTGTCGGCCCATTCGTTCAGCGTCATGGCGGCTAATGTGGATTACATCCACTGTGGATGTCAAGCACGATGTGGATGCCACGCGCTAGACTCCTGATCGGCGGTTCCGAGAATCCGCCATGCCCGCAAAAGCCCACCAAAAGCGCGAATACCGCCGCCACTTCTTTCGCGAATGGCGCGAGTTCAGTGACCTTTCTCAGGAGCAGGCAGCCGAGCGGCTGGACTTAAGCCGGTCCCAGCTATCGAAGATCGAGAGTATGCAAAGCCCTTACAAACAGGGGCTTTTGGAAGCGGCAGCAGAGGTTTACGGCTGCGAGCCGTGGGACATTCTGAACCGGAACCCGCTTCTGCCTGACGCGCCGCGGTCGATCCTGGATACGCTGGAACAGACCCCGCCTGACCAGCGCCAAGAGATCATCAACTACATAGAGTTCCTGCGGACTAAGGCCGGCTGAGCCGCTTTCGGGTGGATCACATCCACTTTGCTGTTGACACCGACGTGGATGTCATCCACATTGGGTCCATCGGAAACGCCGATGGAGGACAGCCCCGATGCAGATCCGCCCCGCCTTTCAGCCGCCCGCAGGCGTAGCCGCCGACCTCGCCGCCCGCATGGCCGAGGCAGCCGCTCAGAAGTGGTGCTTTGTCACCGGAGACGGTCGGTCCTTCTTCGTCGATGAAGCTAGGGCCAGCCGCCTGCTCGACCGCGACCCGGACGGCACCGTGTTTCCGCCGAAGCCGACCGTCCGCTCGATGCTCTCCGCCTCCCTTCTCTTGAATGAGGAGGGGTGAGATGGAGACCCCGAAGCTCAATCCTGACGCACTGCAAGACATCTACGAGGCGCTACGAGCGGCGGCGGTTACCTTCGCGGCCACGTTCGTCGACGCCGATGGCGATCCGGACAACGCTGCCAGTTGGGACAGTCCCGAATTCTTCGGTGCCTACACGCGGATGCGCCGCGCCCTCGCCAAAGCCCGCGGGGAGGCTTCCTGATGGACCGCCGCGCCTCCTACGCCGCTGCCGGTGCCGCGCTCGCCCGCGCCCTGTCCGCAGGGCCGCATTCCCTCGTCAGGAAGGCTCAGGAGCGCCATCCCTGCCGGGCCTGTCACGGAACCGGCAGTGTTCTTGAGTTCCCACACATTGACGCCAGCCCCATTCCGATCCGCTGCGCCGAGTGCAACGGCACCGGCGAGGCTGACGAAGACGACTTCGGCCCTCCGATCATCGAGGACGACCCTCCAGGCTGGGATGATCCGGACGTCAACCGCTACGGCGACGAGGAAAGCGTGGCTGACGGCTTTGAGGAGCAGTGGTGATGCCGACCATCGAAGAACTCCGGCGCATAGCCGCTGAGGCCCGAGCCGCCGCGAACGCAGCCGAGAAGGCTCTCCAGGACGCGCTCAATGAAGCCGCACCTTTCCGTGTCGGGCAGATAGTGCGCTCAGGCTACGAGTACCAAACTAACGATGTCTTCCGCATCGACTGGCTGCGCGCATCGGGGAATTACATCGAAGTCCGCGGATGCAGGCTGCTGAAAGACGGCACCTTCGGGAAGCAGTCCCGGTACGTCTACAGCCCCATCGCCATCACCGACGAAGAGATCGCCGCCCTCAACATCAAAGGGGGCCTGTGATGGAACGCCGCGTCTGGCAGGCCCGCTATGAGCGGTTCTTCGTCGCCTGGATCGTCCTCGCTGCCGTTGGTGTTGCTGCCATCGGCTACGCCGTCAGGAGTTTGCCATGAACGAAGACAGGCTGGTGACCGTCTGCGACCGCTGCCTCCAAGCCTCGTGCTGGCAGGGCGAGTTCTACTGCGACGAGTACAAGACCGCCGGCACCGTCGAGAAGCCGATTAGCGAGCTTCGCGCTCTTGCTCTGGAGCATCCGAGTTACTGGCAGGAGAAGGCGTCATGACCGACGAGCGGAACGACCCCACCGCCTCCACCATTCACGTCATCAACCGCGAGGCGCCCGAACTCAAGCGCCTCTGCCGGACACCGGCCGGGATGGCCACGGCAGCGGAAATGCAGATCGACATCATGGAGGCCTACCAGGCCCTCGGGGATGTCCTCTCCCTCATCGAAGCAGAAAGGGTGGCGGCGTGATGGACGACCAGCCCGAAGTCATTCGTTCATGCCCGGAGTGCCGGGGCGCGGCCTACTTCTACAAACACCACCCAGCAACGTGGGATGACCCCGGTTACGAAGAGTCATTCGCTTGCAACGAGTGCGGGGGCTTGGGTTACGAGTTCTCCGATGACTATGCCGCCGCCAGCCGAGACGCTGAAGAACGGCTAGACGACGAGGACTACGACAACGGCTATCTCGCGCCGCTTATGGTGGCGGCATGAGCGAGACCCGCACTGCCATCGCTCAGGCGCAGGCCATTATCGATTCCTTGCTCCAATCAGCGGGCGACTTCGCCGGCCTGCCGGACAGTCACCTACTCGAATTGGTGTGGGCCGACGAGCCAACCTTCGACCCTGACGAGCCTACTCGATACATCACCCTCGGGGAGCTTCGCAGGGCGGCTGATGCTCTCGCCAAGGTCAGCGGAGACCAGCCATGAACCTCCCCCTGCCGAGCACCCTCGCCGCCGACTGGCGCGCCACCATCAAGAGCCTCCGGGAGCAATTCCCTGATGCTGACGACCAGACATTGTTCGACACTTGCGACGGGCTGACCGACGCGGCCGATGCGGTCGCCGCCATGGTGCGGCAGGCTTTGGAATTGGAAGCGATGGACGAAGCCAACCGGCAGCTTGCGGACATGTACTCGCGGCGCCGTCTTCTTCTGTCACTCCGAGCTCACGGCCTCCGCAATGCAGCCCTCCGTCTGCTGGAGGACATGGGCGAGAAGACCCTTCGCAGGCCCGAGTTCACGTTGAGCGTATCGCACCGGAAGGGCCGGGTCGAGGTCTATGACGAGGAGAGCCTGCCCGAGGAGTTCTTCGACTGCCGCACGGTTCGGAGCGTCAACCGGGAGAGGCTGACCGCCGCCGCCGAGCGCGGGGAGTTGCCCAGCGGGGTGCGACTTACCAACGGTAGCACATCCCTCACAGTCAGGAGCCGCTGATGCTCACGGGAGCGGTCATGGTCCACGAGATTTGGTCAGAACTTCCCGATACGGAGCTGGTCGCGGTCTGTCGCTACCTGTCCGATGCGGAAGCGTTGGTCGCAGTGAAACTCGACAGCGCCGGCTCTGGCTCGCTGCGGAGCTACGTCATTACCGAAGCGAGCACCGGCAAGCAGTTCGTGCGCCGCCCAGGCCGCGTGGAGAAGGCAGCATGACCATCTCCCACTCAGACACCATCACCAAGATCATGGGCGACGATGACGAAGACGGCCTTTCGTCTGAGGAGATCGAAGCCGGCTGGCGCGAACGCGGCTGGACGCAAATCCGCTGCGGTCACTGTGGCGGGCACGGTCTCCGGGCCGACTACGGCAACGGGGAGGACTTCTACGGCCCGAAGTCCTGCGACGAATGCAACGAGAGCGGCTTCCTCTGGAGGTCTGCGAAGGGCGTCCTCGCACTGTACCCCGGCGGCCCGTTCCGGGGAAGGGATACTGTCTGATGGCATTCGCTCCCGAGCAAATCACCGAACTGGCCGCGCTTCTCAGCGCCGGGGCGGTCAAGCAGCGCAAGCAGGCGGGCCGCCAGCTATCCTACATCGAAGGCTGGCACGCCATCGCCGAGGCAAACCGCATCTTCGGCTTCGACGGCTGGACCCGCGAGACGGGCGAGTGCCGCATGGTGGCAGAGCGGCCGCGGAAGATCGGTGCCGAGCCGAACATCCGCGACGGCTGGTGCGTCTCCTACGTCGCCCGCGTCAAGGTCGTGGTCTTTGCCGGCGACAGCCTCGTCACCCGCGAGGGCATCGGCGCCGGGCACGGCATCGACGTTGACCTCGGCCTCGCCCACGAGAGCGCGGTGAAGGAAGCCGAAACGGACGCGATGAAGCGCGCCCTGATGACGTTCGGCAATCCCTTCGGGCTGGCGCTCTACGACAAGACGCAGGAAGGCGTCGAGGCGCAGCCCGGTCGGGCGGCTGGTGGCCATGCCCGCGCAGCCGCTCTTCCTCCAGAGCGCCGCGCCGAGATCGCCAGCAACGCCGCCAAGGCCCGCTGGGACGGGCAGGAGCCCCGCCCCGCATCCTCACAGCCCCCGAGGCAGGAAGCCCGTCCTGAGAAGGATATGGCGTCCCCTGACGGCATCCGGGTGCGGATGCTCGCCGCTATCGGCAAATGCCAGTCTCACGAGGAAATGGAGACGCTGACGGAAGGCAGGGCGTGGAAGGAGGCATTCGAGCCGCTCCCCGAGCCTCACAAGGTTACCATCCGGGCTGCCATCACCAAGCGGTTCGACGACCTCACGAGGATGCCCGCCTGATGGTTTCCCGCATCATCCGCAATGACTCCGACCTGAGCCTCCTGGTCCGCTTCCTCAGGCTTCAGAAGCGCCCCTTCACCGTGGACATTACCAAGGGGAAGCACCGGACGGTAGAACAGAACCGCCTGCAGCGCCTCTGGCTCAACGAGATCGCCGAGCAGTTGGGCGACAACACCCCGGAGGAAGTCCGTGGCTACTGCAAGCTCACGATGGGCGTTCCGATCCTCCGGGCCGAGAGCGAGGCCTTCCGCGCCCGCTATGACGCCGTGGTGAAGCCCCTCGGCTATGAGCAAAAGCTGGCCCTGATGATGGAGCCGCTGGACCTGCCGGTTACCCGGCTCATGAGCACCGAGCAGAAAACCCGCTACCTCGACGCCATTGTCCGTCACTTCGGCGAGCAGGGCGTCCGCCTCACCCAGCCGCCGCACAGGTGGGCGGCATGACCCGCAAGCGCCTCTCCACCCGCGACCGCGCCAAGCTGCTCGCCGCTGCGGAGGGCAAGTGCCACCTGTGCGGCATGAAGATCGAGGGCGGACAGGCTTGGGAGGTCAGCCACCCGATACCGCTGGCAGCCGGTGGCGATGACGAGCCGTCCAACCGCGCTCCCGCTCACAAGAAATGCCACGCGCGACAGACGGCAGAAATAGACGCCCCGCTCATCGCGAAGACGCGCCGGCAGCAGCAGAAGCACAACGGCTCATTCAGGAGCACGCGCCCGATGCCGGGAAGCAGGAGGTCAGCATGGAAGCAGAAGCTATCAGGCCAGTGGGAACGGAGAGCGAAATGACCGACGCCCAGGACCTGAATGAACTGAGGCTTCATTACGCGAAGTGGGCGGCCAGCGGCCGTCAACGCGGGTACTACACGCTCTCCGGCAAAGCGGTGGACGCGCTCCCCTACCTCCTCTCCATCGCCGACCGGGTGCAGGATCTGGAAGCCTCCCTCCGCGCCATCAGAGAGCCGACGCCGGAGATGGTGGAGGCTATGGTGTCTGACACGCCCAGCAACATATCCAAGGCCCTGATGCGTGGAACCATGAAGGCAGCGTTCATTAGGGCCATAGACGCCGCCCGCGCCCTATCCGCCACCGAAGGCAAGGAGTCCTCCAATGTCTGACTCTGACCGGGGCGGGGAGATCGCACGGGAAACCAACGATCCCGATTGGAACAACCTTGAAGTCCTGATCGGCGGTCTCCGCGGCTGGGCTGGCGTGTCATCCGTCGCCGGCCTGCACGACATGCTCGCTGCCGCTGCCAGACAGATCGAAGCCCTCTTCCCACCAGCCCCCACCGACTGGCGCGACGAGGCGTTCCGGGCAGGCGCCGAGGCGGCTGCTAGGGTTGCCGACGCCTCCCGAGCGTCCGCAGACGCTATCTACGAACGCCTCAAAGATAGCGCGGATGCAGAGCAACTAGATCGCATCGCCGCTCGCAGCAGGGCGGCGACTGACATAGCAACGCAGATCCGCTCCCTGCCAACTCCGCCCTCGGTCTCTCCGTGGCGCGACATGAAGACGTCGCCGAGGGATGGGACGGCCGTGGCGCTCTGGGATGAGCGTGGATGGCCGGCGGCAGGACAGTGGTTCATGTACCCAGGGGCCACTGAACCATCGTGGCGGTCACATGACGGCGACCTGATTATTCCTCGTTGTTGGATGCCCCTCCCGGTTCCACCACCGCCAGCGGGGGAGGGTTAGGGGATGAGTGTTTGCGGCTACTGCCTGGTCTATCGCTCGTATGAATGGGGCGGCGAGTGCTTCGGCTGGGACCAGGCCGCCGGGTGCCTTCGCATTCCCGGCTACAGCGCCAACCACCCTGAATACAAGAAGGCAAAAGCAGAGTACGCCCGCAACCGGCTGCCGGCCAAGCGCAAAGAACTGGCGCGACTGACAGAACAGCACAACTACGAACGGCAGCGGGTAGAGCGGGAGATCGCCGACCTCGAAAAAGAGGCGACGGTACAGCCATGACCCCCGGCAGACGCATCCTTCGCTCTCTGCTCTTGGGCTTCCTCCGCCTTTGGCCTTCATGGAGGGCTTGGGAGCGGGAAGAGAAGAGGCAGGGAAGGTGAGCAGGCGTCCTGCCGCTGTCACTCAGGCCGAAGTCGAGCGCCTGTTGAAGGCTGCCAAGGCGGCGGGACTGACCGTGCACCGCATTGTAGCGAACCGGGACAGCGTGTCCATCGTCACCGCGCCGGAACTGGCCGCCGATCCCGAGCCAGTGGACGACGAAGAGGTCGTGGTGTTCTGATGCTCGACATGCCCCGACCTCGCCCCCCGCATCTTCGCCACGAAGAAACCCGCCACGGGAACCTCGTCTGGTACGTCAGGAAGGGCGACGGCCCCCGGACGCGCCTCCGGGCCGACTACGGCTCCGACGCCTTCTGGGAGGAATACAGGGCCGCGCTGGCGGGCACGCCGTCAAAGCCGAAGGGCGACGGGGCGGGGACGTTCGCGTGGGCTCTGGCGCGCTACCGCGCCTCCCATGCCTGGCTGATCCTGAAACCCGCGACCAAGCGCCAGCGGGAGAACATCTTCCGCGCCATCCTGCCGACCATCGGCCCGCTGCCCCTGTCGAAGCTCAACACCCGGTCAGTCCGGCAGGCCCGCGACTGCCGGCAGGAGACGCCGCACTCGGCCAACAATCTCGTCAAGGCCCTCCGTGGCTTCTTCCGCTGGGCAGTGAAGGCTGAACTCGTCAAGGCCGATCCGATGGGCGGCGTCGAGCTTCTGGCTGGGGCGAACGATGCCCACGGCTTCCATTCATGGTCCGAAGACGAGCTGGACCGCTACGAGGCTTTCTGGCCGCTGGGGACGCGCGAACGGCTTGCCTATGACCTCACGCTCTACACCGGTCTTCGCCGGGGCGATGCGGTGAGGCTCGGCCGCCAGCACCTCCGGGACGGGGCCTTCACCATCCGGACGGAGAAAACAGGCGAGGAAGTCTACCCGCCACTCCTGCCGCCGCTGGCAGCATCGATCGCCGCCGCGAAGACCGGCGACCTGACCTATCTCGTCACCGAGCGGGGCAGGCCGTTCGTCAAAGAAGGGTTCGGCAACTGGTTCCGGGAGGCGTGCACCGCCGCGGGCTGTCCCGGTTCTCTGCATGGGCTACGGAAGTCCGGCGCCCGGCGCGCTGCGGAGAACGGCGCGAGCGACCGGCAACTGATGGCGATGTTTGGTTGGAAGACGCCGAAAATGGCTTCCGTCTACACCAAGGCGGCGGACAGAAAGCGGATGGCGCGGGAGGGCGGGCAACTGCTCATGAAGGGCCAGACTGAGAACGAAAGCCGCCGCACCCTATCGGCAGGTGCGGCGGGCGTCTCAGAAATGACAAACAAATCAGACAGTTAGTTTGTGGGTGGTGCCCAGGAAAGGACGTGCACCAATGATACCGAACAATGACTTAGCGACAGGTGCGGCGGAATACGGGGCCGTTGATGCGGTTGAGGAATCTTCGGAGCGCCGCCGCACCCTCCGTTCACTGCTGGAGCGGGTGAAGGGGCTCTCCGGGCCGGATCGTGATGTGGACCGCGCCGTTCTGGATGCCCTAGAAACACCCAACCTCGGCTGGGGCTCTATCTGGCCGGCGAGCGTGACATGGGACAGCACCGATGAAGGCAAGTGGGCAGCTCCGCTCTCCGCCTCCCTAGACGCCGTCGTGGCGCTCTGCGAGCGTTTAGTGCCGGACTACCGATGGCACCTTGCGAACCGGGACTACGTCGATGGCGTCTACCAAGGCGATGGCTTCGGGGCTTGGCTGGAGCACCCCGTCTCATCAGGCGGCGGCCCGGACTGGCACGCGCACGGTGCCACCCCCGCCCTGGCTCTCCTCGCAGCCCTTCTCTCGGCGCTGGTCGAGTCTCATTCGGAGGTGGCGCTATGAGCGAATGGCAGCCTATCGAAACGGCTCCGAAGGACGGAGAGATTCTGTTGTCCGGTCAGTGGCTCTCTGGCACGTGGGAAGTGCGCATAGGCCGGTGGCTTGTTCACCGCTGGCCCTTCGTGGGTGAGGGGCAACCGACCTACTGGATGCCGCTTCCCGATCCTCCCCGCTCTCCCTCTCTGGCGGGAGGGTGAGATGAGACAGCGCGAAGCGTTCGAGTTCTCGCTGTCTGTCGCGAGGACCCGCGGGTGGGGGCCGAACCGGGAAGACCCGCTGCTTGGCTCAGAGCACGCCGAGGACATGCTGCGGCGCTGGGACGACTCCTTCTCCGAAGCCAAGGCCGGGCGGTGGCTCGGGTGGCTTCAAGGCGTCCTGTGCGCTCAATACTGGTTGACGCTCGACGAGTGCAAAGAGATCAACCACAACCACTCAGACGACCCCGACCCCCTCTCCCATGATCTGGGAAGTGCTCCGGGAGGATAGAAAATGAAACTGTATATCTGGGACGACCCCTACGACGTGAAGTGGGGCTCTAGCCTGCTGGTCGCCGTCGCCGAGACCGTCGATGAAGCAAAGGCGATTGCTGCGCGCTCCGCAGGTGGCCGCTGGACGCACATGAAGGGGCCGTGGCCTGACCCCGGCGAACCGACGAGGGTCATCGAAGACTTCCCGTATGCTGAATGGCATGAGTGGTCCGAATGATACCTCGTCCGTTCGGCCGCTGGGGCGGTTATCTGATGATGGTGGCTGTGGCTGCTGCTGTCGGGGGAGTGCTCTGGATGATGGGAGTGATAGAATGATGTTACTAGGCGCGGTTGAACTTGAAGCCATCCTCCGGGCGGAGGTTCAGGCGGCAGGGGGCGCGAAAAAATGGCTTAGGAAGAAGAAGGTCAAAGGGTTCGAGCACATCTTGCATATGGTCGCTGACGGCCGCGCTGCAACTTTGGACGACATGCTCACCGTCCTCGGCTATGAGCGCATCGTTGTCTACAAACCGCTCCGCTCCTAAGCCCCCCGCCCCCATAGCCGCGCCACCACCAGACTCCATTCAGAAGCCGGGAACTTGAGCGGAGCACAGGCCATAACCCCGATCTTCAACGCCACGATCACTGAGCGATCGTCCTTGAGGATCAGGTACACAGTCCGCACCGGGCGGGACAGTTCGTATCGGACGGGGGCGTTGCGGCGGTGCTCGACGGCCAGGAGCCCCGCCAGCCCGCCAGTGACCGTTAGCGCCGGCTCGTGTTTCTGTTCGGCGGAGGCGAGGAATTCGACCGCAAGATGGCAGGGGAAGCGGTTGTCCTGAGCGAGTACGAAACTGGATAGAAACACTAACACACAGAGCGCAACGCCGCCATAGATTATGAGACGAGACACATTGTTTTCTCCGGGCCATGGAGGTAGAAGAGGGAATGAGCGGAAAGAAGATTCTTCGGGCGCTAGACGAGCTTGTGGCGTTCACGCGCGCGGGCTACGCGGGGCCGCCACTGGCAGTCTCCCTGCCACAGCCTGACGGCACCATGAAGCGCGCGATGGTGCGGACCATGGACGAACTGGCGGAACTTCACCGCGAGGCGATGCAACATAATCAGTTGCCAACTGACCCGGCCACCTAGCGCCCCCCCTATCGACCCGTACCGAACCAGCGGGCGCCCCGGGTCACGGCCTGCGATCGTCCAGCGCCTGCTGCGTGGTAGCGACCGTCACCGCATCCTTCTGCAGCGAGTTCACCGCCACCTGCAGCGCGGCGTTTTCCGCCCTCGCTGCCGCCAGTTCGATCCGCACCGCCGTCAGCCCGGAATTGGCAGCTTCGTGCGTGGCCACCGCGACTTTCTTGATCTCGGCCAGCTTGCCACTGTTGAGCCATGCCGAGACGATCACCGCCAACGCGCCGATGGCAGCAACGGCAATGACGGTCCAGTCCATTGAGGCTACCTCACTGAACGACGCTGGCTGGGTCTGAGTCGAAGGCGCTGCTGCTCCGCAGCCTGCGTTCCGCATCGACCAGTGTTTCAATTACCGTCAGCCTGCGGTCCACGGCTGCGATAGCGCGCGTGACCGACTGCATCGAATTGAGCCTCCGGGACATGGCGTCGATGCGCTCTCCCGTAATGCCGGCCCAGTAGATCAGCGCGCCGAGGTTGGCGAGTAGGGTGAGAATGAGCGGCGCCGCTAGGACGACAACCCAAACAGGCGTCTTGACGGCGGGGGCAGACGCCATCACGCAAGGACAGGCATTGACGCCGCCCCTATCCGGAACGACGTCCCCGAGTAGCCCGTCAGCCAGGCCAGCAGGACGATCAGGAACACCACCAGGACGATGGCGACGTTCTTGAAAGGCTGCGGGAGCGGCAGCAGGGTGATGATCCAGTAGATCAGCCCCGCGACGAGGACGAAGATGAGGAGGTAGATGAGCAGGTCGATCATGGCGTCGGTTCCTTGCAATAAGCGTCACGGGCGGCATTGTTGGCCCGCGCTTCAAGCCGGGTTTCGGGTGTGTCCCGGCTGCTATAGGTGACCGCCCCCCAGATCGAGCAAACCTGAATGGCAGTTGTCGTGTCCGCCCTAGTCGCGCCGGTACGGGTCGTCAGGAGATTCTGGCACCCGGCCACTGAGAACATCGTCACGAGCAGCAGCGGCCCGGTCCACACGAAGCCCCGTCGCAATTTGAAGCTCATCTTCCCATGCCTTCTTTGCTTGGCGTTCGTCGACCTTCTTCGTCACCCATGAGGCGAGCCTGAGCAGCAGCAGAAGGACGCTGATCCAACTCACTTCTCAGGCACCGACGCTGTCGTTACCGACTTGGTGAAGAAGGTCCGGAAGACCATCGTGACAAGCTGGGTGATCGTGCCGATGGCGAGGATGACTTCGGTCAGCACTGCCTCGGGGATGTTCAGGCCGAAGTAGGCGAGCAGGCCAGCGATGATGCCTGTGAAGTTTGTCCAGTTGATCTTGGACAGGAACGAGGACTTGACCGGCACCGCGACCTCTGTCGCCTCACCGCTCACGTTGGTCTTGGTTACACGGGCAGTTACTACAGCCATTGGAGTTCTCCTAGGAAAGTTGCGCGCCATACCCCCGGCGCGCTGGGGTTCAGAACAGCCACGCGCCAATGGCGCCGATGAGAATGATGCAGCCCACAATGATGGCGAGGGCTTTCCAGTCGACCATCATGGCTGGAACCAGTTGATCGAGGGGATCAGGTCGAAGTAGACGGCAGCGCCGATAAGGGCGGCTGCAACGAGAAAGCCCCCCACGAGCCACCAGACGCCCCGCCACGGCCTCGAAGGCGGTCCCGCTGTCTCAGACTCGGGCCACTGCTCGACCGGCTCACGGGGCACTCTGGGCAGTGCAATGGGCTCCGGCGTCGGAGCAACCGGGCGCTTCCCTTCCATGAAGGCCTGGACGACGGAGCGGGTGTAGTCCCCGACTGCCTTCGCGCCCTTCTTCGAGCTATCGAAGGCAAGCACCGTGGCGTCCCACTTTCCGGCCTGCGCGATGCCGAGCGTCCCCTGGACTTCCGCGTGCCAGAGCACCGTCTTCGGAGCGACCGGGATGCCGTACCGCTTGCATATCTGCGCAGCGTCCCGGCACATCTCCTCGAACTGCGTCCGGGTCATCGGCCACTTGCCGGCGACGAAAGGCTTCTCACGGACGTCCGGGCCGCCCATGCAGGCGACGGACAGGCCGATGGCATAGGAGTTGGCGCCCCGGGTATGAGCGGCGTAGGCTTTGAGCGGCGGCACGTTGTCGGCGATGGAGCGGTTGCCGCGGACGCGCTTGCCATCGCCGGCGTAGATGAAATGATAGTGCTTCTTGTCAACGGCGTTCGGGGTGTGGGTGCCGGCTGTCCAGTGGAGGTGCACCCGGTCCATGCGGACGTCCGGAAGCCATGCAAGCGGGATTGGATCAGCCATAGGGGCTCCAGAGAAAGGGGTGATGAAGATGGATAATTGGCAGCCGATAGAGACCGCCCCGAAGGACGGAACCCGGCTTCTCGTCTGGAATCGGGAGCACAACGAGGCGACTGTCGCCCGTTGGGGCCAGCCCGAACCGTTCGTCCTATGGGGGGATATGCACTGTTGGACTACTGACCAAGAGTACGACTATTCCAGTGTCGTTGAAGCAACCCACTGGATGCTCCTGCCGGGCTCCCCGGACAGCGATGCGGCGTGGACTTCGTGGGACAGGCCGGACCTGCCGCTGAAGATCACCGACTATGACGAGCGGACTAAGCCTGAGCAGCCAGCACCGAAGCCACTGCCGAGGCCGCACCCGGTCTTCGGGTTTGACGAATGGGGCTAGGCTGCCCTGATCTGCGACTTCATGATCATATCGAATTCGTGCCCGTGGCCGACCGGCCCGAGGTGGTATTTGTCGAGATCCGAAGGAATGAACCAGTCGTCGAAGGTGCTACCGCCAAGGGACTGGTGGTAGGCCATCAGGGCAGTCAGATCGAGGAAGGCGACTGAGCGTTCGATGCAAAGCGTCCGCAGCGCCTCGCCCATCGCCATCAGATAGACGTTGGTCTCCGGGACCTGGCTCAGGTTCGGGGACAGGACCAGCAGTTTGATACCCGCGCCACGAACCTGCGTGATGAAGGACCGCATGTTGCTGATGTAGGTGGCAACGACCTCTGAGACCGAAGGCGTTCCCCCTGCTTCTACCGCTTTGGCGGCATCGTTGGTGCCGATCAGCACGCAGACGGCGGCCGGGTTGTGGGCAAAGACCTGGCTCTGAATGTTCTCCAGCATCTTGGTTGAGGACTGCCCCGAGACCGCGCTGTTCTGACAGGTCAGCCCGAGGGCGGCAGAAACCCTGTGGGCGTAATTGACTGCCTGTGAGACGTAGTCGGTGGTGGTGTTGCTGGCGCCGACAAACACGAACGGCTTGGATGCGGCCTTGGCGCCGCCCCAGTGGACATTCAGGGCATCGGCCTCCTGCGAAGTCGCGTCCCGTACTTCAACCGCCCCGGTAGCCGCATTGTGATGCGCGATCTTCATGGCTTACCGGATACCATACAGGGCGTAAGTCCCGCCGTCGAAGTTGCCGGAGCCGTTCCAGAGAAAGCGGAGGGCGTTCACTGCATCGGTGCCTCCGACATACGATCCATTGCCCGCGAACCCCGCGCCGGCACTATTATTCCCGGCGTATGCAATAAAGGGGTACATGCCCCCTTGATAATTGGTAATACGACCCACGAAGTCGAGCGTAGCGGCTGCGGCTTGATTTCCGGGCTGGGTCGCAAAGATCGTTGCTGAACCTACGAAGTTGGTCCCATCATCCGCAAAGCCGACATAATTTGTCGCTATGAAGTTCGACCCGTTGTCGATGCTGATCTGGACTTGAATCTTCCGGGTGGCAGTGTTGCTCGACGCTGCCAGCGCAACAAGCATCAACTCCCGATAGGTCGCCGGGATGTCGGTGATGTCGAGCACCGCGGCGGCAGGGAACGAGCCCGAAGCGATGGTCGTGACGCGCGCAGCCAGCCCCATCGGGTTGAGCAGTATCCACGCCCCGCCTGCCGTATCGGCACTGGCGTCCCACTGGAGCAGGCAATGCTGGTCAATGACGATGTCGTTGGCGTCCAGAGCCACATCGTTCGGGGTGGTGCCGGTGAAGGCCACCTTTCGAATGGGCTCCGCCCCGATGCTATCGACGTTGAGGGTGGATGCTCCGGTGTTGGCGTGGTTGGCCACGAAGCAGACAAAATTGCCGTCCGCATACGCCGTATCGAGGCCCTGGTTGGTCGTCAGGGTGTAGGCGCTGGATGAACCGCCAGAGGTAAGCTGCCCTCCCTGATCGTCTCGGAAGTTGGCGATCGCCGCCATCATGGAGCGGGCAGAGTTGTTCACCGAGCCCGGCGTCTGGCCTTCCGACCATCCAATTGCGGTGTCAGCATCGTTGTTGTCGGCGGCGGTTTTGCTCCAGCCGGCGACACTTTCAGAAACGGCCATGGTTATTTCATCCTGAATGCGTCAGGGTCGATGACGACCAGAAACGCTGGGTCCGGCGGGCAGTGGACGCGCATCACGGACTGGAGGAAGACGGAGTCGTCAGCCTCGCTGGCCATGTAGCGGTCTTCTTCGTTGACGTACGGGAAGAGCTTCCGGGCGAGCCGGGCGGAACACCGAAGCTCGACCAGCGGTCCAGTTCTCTGCATGGTCACCAGCCTCGGATGACGGGGAGGAAGGACGAAGCGAACTCGTTGTAGAGGCCCGCGCCGCCGGGAGGCCCGAGGGGCGTCTGCCAGCGCCGTCCCTGTGGGGTCTGCACCCGGAGCATGGTCGGCCCTCCCTGCTGTGGGATGTGCTGCCAGCGGTAGCCGAGGGGGTCGGTGCCTGACCGGCCCCGCATCTGGGGAGGCATCGGGTTGGGACGGGGGAACGGAGACTGCCCCGAGGTCACGTCCACGACGGGCGGGCTCTCGACGGACGTCCGGGGCGCCATGACGGGAATGCCGCGCTCGCGGTCGGCCGCCATCTGCTGAGCCCGCTGCGCTTCCATGTAGTCCCGGAACGGGTCCGGCATGGTCTGACCGAGCATGATCTGGGCCAGCGGGTCTTGCTGGCCGGTGACAGTGTTCGGAAGCGGTGCAGTGGTCGGAGGCACACTCGGCACGGGGCCTGTCGGCATACCGAGCGCATTCATGGCGCCGGGACCTCCGAGATAGGCCGGAACGGTCCCCCGGTTGCGCTGTGTCCCTGCCTCTCGGTCACTGCGCGCCGCGGCCGACCCGTCGGGGGAGTCGCCTACTACGTTTCGGTGGATAGTCGGAAGCCGCTGCCAGTTGTCGATCGGGCGCTCAGGGTCCGGGATGAACGCCTGCCGGAACCGCGCCGGGTCCACTGCCGGGGCTTGCTCCTGAGGCGCGAGGCTCGGGAGCATCGGAGGCTGATCCGGTGCCACCCGCATCTGGACAGGGGGACGCTGTTGGGCCTGCATTTGGGGCGGGGCGGCGGGGGAGCCATTCTCGGAGATAACCCCGCGCTTGATCAGCGCCTCGCGCACCGCGCCGTTCGCCCATTCCTCAGGCGGCACCCAGCGCTCTTCGAGCATGTTCCACATGTACCACTCAGCCGGCTTGGGCGGGCGGCCCTCTTCGTCGAGTGGTTCCGGGGCGGAGATCCCGCGGGTCCGGGACGGCGAGACCGGACGGTCCTCAGCTAAGGCGTTCACTGCCCCCACTGCTGGGGCTTCGACTGCCCCCGGCGCAAAGGCCCTTTCCCGGGCCACAGGCTGCACAGGAAGGCCGTAGCGTTGAGCGAAGGCCATTCCACCCGGGGAGGCGCGGAACTCGCCCAGCGCCGATTTTGTGGCCTCGTCGAGCTGTCCCGAGGGGGTGACGTTGAAGCCTTGGTCCCGGAGGGCTTCCTGAGCGAGGCGGACGGTCTCTCGGTCGGGACCGGCGGGAGAAGCGGCAACGTCGAAGTCCTCGCGTCCCCACAGGTTGGCGTAGCGGGTCGTCGGCGCCCTATTGTTCTGCGTGTGGCTCTTGATAAAGCCCGCGCCCTGCCGAGCGTAGACCTGCTGGCCACGGCTGTTCAGGCCCGTTTCCCAGTTGCCCAACGCCGTGCCACCCGATCCAAAGTCGAAGTGCATGAGGTCGGGGCCGCCCTGGTCGAACCACCCGCCCCAGCGGAACTGGTTCGACATTTCGGGGTAAAGCTGCTGTTGAGCCTGTCGGGCCTGCCGTGCGAACGCCTCATATTGCGGGTAGGTTGAGGCTGTCTTGTAGTTCGGAAGCTCTTGGCCCGTCCTCGGGTCCACAAGGACGATATCGACGGCGTTGTTGCCGTGGTGCTGGCTTCCGCGGCGACGACCGGGACGCGCGCCGGAAAAGATCACCACGTCATACGGAGACGCTGCGGCGGCCTGCTCGATAATTTTGACGAGGCGCGGGTTGGTTCCACGCGCGGCTCTGCCCCGAATGGCAAACTTGCCCATTCGCGTCTCCTGGTGACTTACCGGCGGGGAGTGATTATCTTGGAGCGATGCCGTTTTCAGAATGGCCCGCTCACCTGAAGGCCGGCGCCATCGTCACGCTCACCGTGGCGGGGCTGGCGGTCTATTTCGCCGCTGACTGGTTCATGCACGCCCTGCCGACCGGCCTCGTCTGGCCGTTCGTTGGTGTGATGATGGCGTTCGCCCTAGCGTGCGGAATTGTTGGGTACGCCCCGGCGTACCGCGAGTGGCGGCAGCGTCGGAACCGTAATCGCCTGTAGGAAGCGGGTCGTCGCCTCATCAGCACCACGGACGACGCCCGGTGGCGGAGGTGGCATTTGCCCGCCCGCCCGGATCATCCGGCTGACGTTCATCGCGGCACTCGTGGTCAGCCGGTTGCCTGCCGCGCGTCCTACCTCACCCAGAGCCGGGAGGGCAGCAAAGCCCACTGGACCGCCAACCGCGAACTGGCTGGCTGCTGGGCTCAGAAGCACACTGAGCCCGCCGCGCGGGGAGAGCTTGCCCATCCATCGCATCAGGTTGGCCATAGACCCGCCGCGAACCACTGCCCGGATGGAAGCGATCTCGGCCTTCGTGAAGAACCGCAGCGGTCCGGTGCGTGGATTGCTGCGGAGCAGGTTCCGGAACTCTTGGCGAAGCGCAGTGGACATCGAAGCGCTGGTAAAGACGCCCTTCGACGTGTCCCGCGCCCGCTCGAATATCTGTTCTATCAATTCGCCCTTGCGATAGCGCCCATTCATGTCGCGCGCCCGCCTGATAAGGTCAGCTGCACGGGCTGGGTCACCAGAGATAACGTCACCCGGTCGCATGCCGAGCCCGTCGATATAGTCGTCGAGCTTCTCGATCAGTTGCCTGCCGATTTCGCGCTCTTCGGGCTTTGTCGCCCGCAGCATCTGCCGCAACCGGTCCATGTTTTGAAGCGTCGGCGTGTTTGCGGCACCCATCATGTCGCCGGCTTCGTCCAGCGCGTTGGCAATCGTGCTGTGGCTGCGGGCACTGAACCCGAGCCGGTTCGCCTCGTCTGTCCAGTCCCAGACGAACCGCGACCAACTCGGCTGCGACACTCGAAGACCGACCGCCTCCGCCTCGCGATACAGTTCGCCCTTCATGCCGCGGAGATCTTCAACCGAAGGGACAGCCCGACGTGAGGCGCGATTGCCGAACCATTGGCCAACCTTCTGCCCAATGGCAGGGATAGCACCGCCTGTCAGGCCGCCGATGCCGGCGCCGATGCCAACAGCCGTGGGGTCCCAATCGTTGCGAATGCCGGCATCGACCCCACCAACGGTGGCGCCCGTCGTGGTGCCTGCTAGGATGCGCGCCGGCAGGTTCGGCCCTGTGATGCCAAAGAGCGCCTTGCCGATGCCTGTCCCCGCCGCAAGGCCGGTCGAGGCAATGCCACCAACAAGCGGCAGGACGTTCGCGGCCAGCGGGTGGTTCTGAGCGAACCGGGCGTCCTGTTCTGGACGTGGATCGGCCTTGTCCGCGAGGGCTCCGAGGATGGGCACGCCTCGGGCCGTCGAACGCGCCATCGAGTCAAGGCTCTCCGACCCACGCGAGAAGGCACCCTCGATCCACGGAGCCGCACCGCCGGCATCGTCAACCTGCTGCCGCAACGCCTCCGCGACATTCCGGCGAGGCGGAGGCGGGGTGCCTCCTACAAGAGCGCCGAGCGCGCCGCCGGGGCCGTTCGGGTCGCCAGCTTGGGGAGCAGCGACCGGCTGTTCGCCCTGCCGCGTGCGGAGCATCTGGATAGCCTGCTGCGCCTGTGCGGCGTCAGGGGCCTCGATCTCGAAGCGCCGGCCGTCGATCTCGACTTCGTAGCGGGGCATTATGGAAGCTCCCGAAAGCGGACGCCCGGCGCGATCTCGACCCAGCCGTCCTCACCCTCGCGCGGTCCACCCAGACGGGCGCGGTTGCGGGCGATCTCCGCCTTGGTGTCCCGGATGACGCGGTCGAGCTTGGCCTTGAAGGTGATCGGGTCGTCGTCCTTGTTCGGCAGGGCCGCGATGAGCCGCACCGCTTCCTCCGGCGAGATGGCCGCGCCTGACATCTCATGCAGATATTCGTTCATGTTGGCCGCGGTCGTGGCCTGCCATGTCGCATAGTCTTCGAGTTTAGCCGCTTCCTCCGGCGGCAAAGACCCAGTGAGCCACGCGCGCCAACTGCGGATGGTGTTGCCGGCCTGCCCCCAGATCGTGGCATATTCCGGCTTGAAGGACCGCTCAATCTCAGTCAGCCCGGCGAGCGCATCCTCGGCACTGATGATAGCCTTCTGCACGCCGGTCGTGGTGGTTGGGGTAAGGTCAGCACCCGCTCCCTGCCGGAACTCGAACTGGCCGGTGTCCTGATTGAAGCTGATCGCCATGCCGCTGGGGGCCTTCGGGCCGCTGGCAGGGACAAAGCCCCGCTCGTCGGCGTCAGGGTCGTTCGGCATGTAGAGCGCCGGATACGGCATCCCCTTTTCGTCATTGAGGGTGTAGAGTTTCGGGCCGTCTGCGCTCGCCGTGGCTGGCACGCTGGCAATTGGAGCACCGCCTGGTCCGAACCGAGTTTGACCTGGGCTGAGCGTGTACCCGCTATCCTCTCCTCCGGGCACGCTGGCCAGCGGCCGACCGTCTGGGCCGAACCTGGTCTGGCCAGGGCCGAGGGTGAACGGGTCGGGCTGCTCCGCCGGCTTCATCGCCTCGACGATGGCAGCCTGAGCCACTTCCGGGAGGGCAGACAGGCCGGTGTCCAGCCCGTAATTCTGGAGCACCGTGGCCAACGCCTGTTCCCGCTTCCGCCGCAGTTCCGCTTCGGTGCGCTCCTTGTTCCGATAGGCGTCGGTGGCCCTGCCTGAGGCCAAGCCTTGCATGGAGGCTTCGACAGCCTGCTTTCGGGTCTGGGCCAGGAGCAAGGGAAGGCCGAAGCCCATGAGGGCGGCGGAGCGGTCCCGGAGGAAGTTCTTTACCCTCGGCAGGCCCGGCTGGGGGCGGAGCGAGGCGAGGATGCCGCCGGGCTGGCCGAAGGCTCCGAGAAGCCCCTGGCGCTCCTCCTCTCCGCGAGGGGCCAGCACTCCTGCGTATCCGGCGTCATTACCGTATCTGGGCATGGCTATCCTTGCACGGAGTCGGCAGAAATGCTAGGGTTTTCGTTCTGGCGAGCGGCGTGGAAAGCAGACACGCTGCGGAGAGCGATCACCAAGGGCAGCCGCCGGTCCACCAAACTCGGCGCGAATGATCGGATAAGGCCGCGCAGCGGGATGGGGGTGGTACCCCGAACGTCGCGTGGAAACCGTCTGCCCAGCGGGAGTAGCGCCCCGCCTCGCCTGACTACACATAGCCCCGCTGCGGCTGCCGGCTGGCAAGGATGCCCCCGGACGGCGTGTTCACCCCCTGCTGGTCGCCCATGAAGCCGCCGAGCAATCCAGCAATGCCGGTCACGCCACCAAGAATCTGCTGCCACAGCGGCACCGGAGGCTCTTGCGTCTCTGTCGTTCCGTAGGGCGCTCCGGAGCCGAGGATGCCCGCATACTGGCGGTTAACATCGTCCCGCGGGTCCCATGTCCTCAACTGGTCGAGGATGGGCTGCAGGGCGATCTGGCGGGCCTGGGTATCGCCGTAGCTGTTGAGGACGCCCTGCCGCAGCCCGAGGGCGTTCTGATAGAGCCCCTGCCTGCCTTGCTGGGCTCCTTCGATGGAGTTCGCCGCACCGATCTGCCGGTCCCGCTCCGCCTGGTAGTTCTGGTTGAGGATGCCGCTCCGAATGCCGCCAACGGTGTTGACGAAGTCCTTATCCATCGCCCCCGAAAAGCCGCGCCCGGCAGCGGAATACATGCTCTTGAGGGAGTTGACGGCCGGGTCTACGGCGCTCTGAATGACGCCTTCGAGGTGCGGCGAGCCGTTGAGATATTCGCCCTTTGCGGTACCGGTCAGGTAGTTCTCCGCCGCGCCGGACTGTAGGGCCTGACCGCCGGCTCTAGCGGTATCGGCGAGGAGCCCCTGGTAATAGGGCGCGGTGGTAATGCCGAGGCCGGCTACGTTCCTTCCGGGAACCTGCCCACCGGGAAAGCGGGCCATGTTCTGGTTGTAGACGTTGCCGGCGCCGCCAAAGAGGTTCTGGAGCGGCTCCTGGATTGGCCCCCACGGCTCGGAGATCGTCTTGCCGGTGGTTTCGAGTTCGTTGTTGCCGGCCATGGTATTTCCTTGTCGGGAATCGGCTGGTTTGGTATGTTTGGCGTTCACGGAGGAAGCTATGATCGCTCGCCGCTACACTGCCGATGAGGTCGATTCGATGCGGGTGGCGCTACTCGTGAGCAGTCGGATATCGGACGCACAGGTGCTCGAAGAAACGCTCCGGACCTACATCATCGCCGGGGTCGATCCGGAGGAGTTGCTGGAACGCGCTCATCAGCCGCCCGCAGCGGTCACGCTGGACGCTGCCTAAAGAGACTTTGTCAACTGGATGGTCGGCCGCTCCCGATAGCCCGGAAGCACCTTCTGCCACCCCGCCCGTGAGCCGGGCTCGATCAGGATTTCAGTGCAGCCGTTGAAGCGGCCGTAGTTCTCTAGCTCTTGAAGCAGATGAAGCCAGCGGTGACGCTGCTTCCCTGCCAGCCACCGGATGGCGAGCACCCTTTTGCCCGAGGCCTTGATTAGTATCTTGGTCCCTGCGGCCGCCCAGATGCGGCGAGTGTCCGGGTCCAAAGCTACCCAGATTTTGAGATAGTCGCCGCGGGCCTGCCGCAGGGTCTCGTTTACGGGCCAGTCATCCGGGAAGCGGGACGCCATCTGTTCGGCGAAGGGGAGGATGATCGGCCACCACCGCTCCAGCGCTTCGAGCGGAACGGGATACAGGATCACGCCGTCGCTGGTTCCCGCCATTTCAGGTGGTTGCGGGTATAAACGACCCACAGGGCGAGGTTCATCGGCAGAAGGCCCCACGAAGCGGAGGCGATAATCCAGATGAGCCAGAGCAGTTGACTGAAGAGACCAACCGCCCAAGTGTGTTTCTTCTTGCTCCCGGCTAGAAACATCGTATAGATTGTTATAGCTGAAAGCAGCCACGGAAGATAGGCCGCGACGACATTCTGCATGAATTCTCCTTACCCCGGCTTCATCACGTGCCAACCGAAAGTCTTGTCCGAGTTGGCGTCGTTGGCGTGGGTGATGACAAACTGGCCCTTGGTGGTGGTCGCGGTGTAGATCGAGCCAGCGCCGAACTCAGCCGCGGCATTGGCCGTCCGGGGGAACAGGAAGGCGTAGCCGTCAGCCGGGATTTCGTCCTTCGTGACAGTCGTGGATGCTGCATTGGCCGTGAGCGTCACCGTCCCGGTGACGACGTTCTGACCCTCGGTAGACTGGCGTATGGTGCCGGCGTGTTCGGCCAGTCGCTTCGACAGTTCCTTGAGGGCGACCTGAGCCTGTGCAGCGAAAGAGATAAGGTCCGGGAGGGAACTACCGGGATGGCGCTGCGGGACGTTGACCGGGGAGAGCGGGGGGCGGTTCATTCGCTGTAATACCGCTCCGGATTGTCAACCTCGTAGTTGGACAGGACGCAGTGCTCATCCCGGGCGCGCATGAACGCCAGCGCCTTCTCCTCCGTCGAGAAAACGTGCGTATCGAACGAGGTCGCGCCTCGGAGCACCTGAACAATCCAGACGGTCATCATCTCAGCCCCAGCGGTGCAACATCCATCGGCCCGAGTTCAACGCCCCTTGCGTGGCTCCAGGATGCCCCGGCAGCGACCTTCACGCCCGCGCGGTGGTATCGCCCACCCTTCCTGAGCGGAACCCGTCCTGAGGCCTGTAGCGCGGCGTAGGAGCCATACGAGACAGACCCCGCCATCCGCTCCCGCGACCCCACCCTCGCCGTGGTCAGTGCCCCGGTATCCCCGTCGATCAGCGGGCGGCAGCCCATGACCATCGCCCTGCGTCCCTCGATCGGGTCTTTCTCGGTCGTCTCGAGAAGGGCCTCCATATTGGAGCCCTCGTAGAACGCCAGCTTGTGGTCGTCGCTGAACACCGAGAACACCTGGCGCCCGCCTTCCCAAACCCGGGAGTCCAGCGAGGGCGTCACGTCCTCAAGCGTGGCAAACAGGGCATCGAGACCTTCCAGCGTAACGCCCGGCGTGGCGGCGTCTCCGATGAAGGTCACGTCATCGACTACCTGGCTCCACCGATCTGTGGAAGGGGAGTAGATCAGCTGCCAGTCGAAGGGCACGCCGTCGCCGGTATGGAAGGCCCAGCGGAACAGTCTCCGTTCAGGATCGAATCCACCCATTGTAGCGAAAACACGGTCGGTATTCACTAGATTGAGGAAGTAGTTATCGACCTTTTCCTTGCCGATAGGCTGGTCGTTGAAGTAGAAGCCGTCCTCAGCCAGATAGGCGATGCTGTCCCCTACCTGGATAACCGAAGCGGGCGCGATGGTGCCTCTTGCATTGGCGATGTGCTCGAAGGCAAAGACGAGGCTCGATCCCGGCTGATGCGCCATGAAGCGGACGGCGTTCTGCTGGATGATGCGCTTTGCTGCGCCGCAGATCGCCATGACGGGGCCGCCGTCGGGGAAGGTCTGGGTATCCGAGTTCCCGGTGCTCCAGTTCGTCGGGTCGAGGGTGTCGCACCAGGTGATGGCGTTCTGATCGGAGGCAAGACAGCCAAGGACCAGATACCCCTCCACCACTCCGATATGCCGGGCCTGAGGAGGGGAGCCGGCGACGTTGGCGAACGCCGTCCCGGAGTCGATGTCGATCCTCTGGAGGGCGTCGTTCTCGTTGGTGGCGTAGAGGAACCCGTCGAAGGCCGCGAAGCCCCAGTTATGGTCCTCCGCGGGGCCGTTATAGGCGCCTGAGCCGAGGGACACATCGGCCCAGGTCAGGTCGGAGTCGAGGAGCCAGAGCTTGGTCTGGGTGGCGGCAAAGACGCGGGTGGCGCCGCTTGAGGTCTGGACAGAGACGAAGCCGCGGCAGGGGCCGGTGAGGGCAGCGGAATAGGCGGATTGGCTCTTGTGGGGAGCGTAGCCTACGGAGGTCGGATAGACGTTGCGGATGTTCTCGGAGTAGCCGGTTGCGAGTGTCGCGACATCGGGGCGGAACTCAGCGAAGGGGAGCTTCATGCGTCGAGCCTGTTCGAGAGGCGGACTGCACTAGCAACTGCCGTCATCTTCGGAAGCGTCTCCAGTGCCTCGGCAAGCGTGTTGAAGCGCATCCCGGTGAGGCATCCGTCATCGTTGTTGTCGAACGCCGCAACGACCCAGCCGCCGTTGCGGCTCTTGCGGATGTCGATGCGCTCGATGAGGCCGGGGGGCTTCGGGCGTTTCATCAGTCCCCCGTCGTGTAGTTGAACGGCCACCGCCGCCCGAGAAGCGCAACATCCACCCGGAGCGGAGCGCGCACCGACTGACTCTCCAGCCAGACCACGTCATCCAGAGCCCGGTCGAAACGGGCCTGGTATTTGACCAGCGCGTTGTCATCCATCTCATAGTCGGCCGCCTCGACAAGGGAGCCGTAGAGGTAGACGTCCGGGTAATTCGTCAGGAGCCAGTTGGGGTCAGATGCGCCGCCGGCCGACAGGTCGAACAGCTTTTTCCGGTAGAAGAACCTGAACGTGTGAGCGCTGTCGGCAAGCTGGTCGAGTTCGATGTTCCCAGCGTTGATGGCCCACTGCCTCGGGGGGCCGGAGGTGGTGTGGAGTTCCATCACCCCAGGCTGGATGCGAGCTAGTTCGGTTTCGTCCCCGTCCGTTGTCAGGAACAGGGCGTAGGCTTCGAGGAAGTCGCTGGGGAGGGTGATGTTGCGGGAGGCCGGCGTGGCCGTCAGGGTAGCATCGTTGACGCGGGAGAGCCGCACCGGGGCGATGCGGTTGAGCTTGTTTTCAGCGATGCGGATGAAGTCAGGCGTCAATGCTTCGTAATCAGAAACTCCGACGCGCTCCCGGCGCTCTGCGATGGCGGTCTGCAAGGTCGCGTAGCTGGTCGGGTAAGTCATGCCGCCACCTGTCGAATGAGGTCCACGATCCGCTCTGTTGCCTTGCCGTCCAGCTTGCCCCAGCGCTCCCCGTCGCTAGACGTCAGTCTCTTCGGAAGCCTCTGGAGCGCTCCAAGAAATCCCGCATGATCTGTAACAGTCTCGACAGAAGGGACATGTCTGAAATCCGAATAGCCGTAGCCGAACACGTCGTAATTAATCACCGGGACGCCGCAGGAGATCGCCCACCGGATGGTTGCCGAGGCAAACCCGACATAGGCATCGCACAGCGCCACCAGATACGAGGTCGGCAGCGTCGTGAACGGGATGCCTTCCAGCGCCACGAGGTTGCCCAAGGGCAGGAAGTTCGGATGCGGGCGGAACACCACGTTGTATTGCTCTTGGAGCGGCCTCAGGGCCAATCCTAGCGCCTTGGCGAGGGCTTCCATCGAACGATAGACGAAGCGCGGGCAGATCCCGGACTGGTTCGGACAGCCGCCAACCACCAGAAGGGGCTTGGAAGAGTACAGCCCGAGTTGCTTGTCCAGCACCTTCCGGCGCTCTGCCTTGTCGCCCCTGAGTTCCGCCAGTTCGTCGTCATAGACCGCGCCGACTACCCTGAGCCTGGAAGAAGGCACTCCGGACACCCGGTAGTAGTCCCGCATCGCCTCGCTCTCGACGGCGATGGCATCGGCCCAGCCCGAGCAGAACATCCACGGATCGGGCGGAAGGCATTTCGTCAGCCAGTGCCCGACGACATGGCCGGCAGGAAGCCTCATGATACGACGGCCGTCCTGTTCCATCACCCACTCGGGGAAGAACCAGGCGATGACGCGGTTGAGGCCCTTGACCTGCACCCATGGGAACATGACGAGGCTTCGGAATGCTTCCTGCTCGTTGCAGATGGTATAGGGCAGGACGATGCTGGGGACGCCTTCCAGATGCCCCGCCTTGATGAAGACCGGGGTGACCATCCCCGCCACGTCCTCGGGGAGAATGATGACATCGGGCTTCTGCGCCCGGATCACGTCCCGATAGGCTTTGAGCAGATCCCGGTAAGCCTTGGTGAGATTGAAGAGCGGCCTGACCTTGTGCCAGATCGCGGTGAGCCTGCCCTCGATGCTGCGGCGTGGGACCATCCGAGTCGGGGGAGCATCTGGATCGTCCGAGACTTCCCGGTTGAAGTAGATGGCCTTTTCGATGGTGCCGTTGGCTTCGAGGGTGTTGAGTTCCGCCTCCACCGCCTGATCCTCGGGCTTGGTGGAATTCATGAAGTTATAGACGATGGAGATGCGGAAGCCGCGGTTACGGAGCGCCAGTGCGGCCCTCATCATTTCCGTATAGTCAGAGGGTCGCTGCGCTACTACCAGCGCCTTCATGCAGTACCCACGAAGCGGCGAATGGACTCCTTCATCGCCTCGGCGCTGTTGTTGACGCTCTCGGGGCTCTGGCCTTCACCTAAGGCGTCAAGCTGCCCGGCGAGCATACGCAGCGATTCCGCGAGGTGCTTGGCGCGGTAGCCGTGGCCGCGGTCGTTGTACGGCTTGCTAGGGAATGACCCCTCGCGCGGCATCGAAACGACGGCGCAGACCCGCTTCCCGGCGGCCAGATCGACTACATCAAGACATTCGGCGTCGTGCGTGATGTCGTACCAGTTCCGCAGCCAGACGATCATGCGGCCCGCTCCATCTTCCGATAAACGCCCATGTCCTCGTCCACCGCTTCGAACTCATGTGCTATGGAAGCCTGAGCCGGAGGGGACGTGCCGAACTCCTCGTACAGAGCCCGCATTTCGGCCCTGTGGCGCTTGATGCGCCGGCCCTCACCAATGAACCGGAAAAACAGGAACGGCTGCTGCAGGGCAACCTTGGCCATTCCAGCCACATGCCCGAGGCCGACCATTGCCAGCCAGGCGAGGATGACGGTGTAGAACGGATGGGTGAGAGCGAAGTCTACCATGTGACCTCGCTCGGTTCGTCGGATGCACGCGGCGGCTTAGGAAGCGGCATCCAGTGGGTCGGATCGCGCCAAGAAAACTCGCCGTCAGCATTAATACCGGTCTGTGCCCACACCCATCCGCGCTCGCGTCTGCCATGATAGCCCCAGTAGATCACCCTGATCTCGGCTGGCCAGATCTCCGCCGCTGGGAAGTAGCCGAGGATTTTAACTCGGTGATCGTGCGGAGCCGTCTCTATCGGCTGCCAGTCGCTCATGCGGCTTCCTCCTGCGGAGTAGCGGCGATGTTGTCCGCCACGGCCTGACTTACCCATTCCAGCTCGTAGTCGTGGCCGTACTCGATCATCTGCCGAAGCAGGCCGCCCGATAGTTCCGAAAACACCTTCGCCCCATGCCCGGGGTTGTGCTCCTGTTCCATGTGAAACAGGGTCGAAAGCTCCTCGGCCTGTTTCAAAAAGTCCGGCGCGGTCAGAAAACTCTCGCCTCCGAGCGAGACGACGATCTCCTCGGGTCGCGGCTCGTGGCGATAGGCGTGCGTCTCGCCCCGCGGATACGAACTCTCGCAGCCGTAGAACACCACCTGCTTGAAGCCCAGCGTAAACCCGGTCATCGGAGTGGCGGTGGCCGTTGTAGAACCAGCGCCGATGATCTTTCCATGGGCACAGTCGAAAGTGGTAATATCCGCCCCGCCTTCCAGCAGGGTATCGAACACCGCCGGGTCGCACTGGGAGGCAACCACCGCCCACCTTGCCCCCTTGGCGAACTCGGCAACTTCGGGGAGCGCATCGCAGGTGAAGAACACCGCTACGATGCCTTCCGAGCGAAGCCACGAACAGGTCCCGTTGATCGCCCACACATCGCCACGGACAGGCTGCATCGAGGCGTAGCGGGTTTTGTACGGCTCCCGGTAGTCGGTGATCCCACGATAATGGTCGGTATAGCGGCGAGCGGACGGGCCGCCCCCAACGATGTGAAGAATGCCCGACCGCGTGCCCGTCCGGTCCTGGACCGTGGGAAGGCCCAAGGACCGGCAATAGGCGATATTGGCGTCGAGACGATCGGCCGGGACGACCGGCCGACCGATGAGGTTCAGCTTCATCCTCACGCAGCGGCTTCAATGGACGGCGACGGCGGCTGTGCGTCACTCGCCGGGTTGCCGTCGGGGTCCAGTATCTCGGGATACCGGATGCGCTCGTCGCCGGGCGGCCAGCCGAGGCGCTCGTGCTCCGACTTACAGAGCGCATAGGCCACCTCGTGAGCCACGGCGTGGTTGTCGAACACGCCGTGCGACTCTACGCCAGCGGCGCCGTCCGCCCTCTTGTAGAAGCGCGTAACAATGAACCGGGCCACCGGGCGCACCCGGTACTCGATCTTTTCCATGTTAGTCTCCGTGAGGAAGATACCGGAGAGACCGCTCCGGCTCGGTTAGCTTCACGAAGTGGACGGCCAGATGCCCAGATTGACCAGGGTGTTCCTGACCGAGGTCATGAACGCCGTGACATCCGCCACCTGGGCAGAGGACGAATAGCCGTAGTTGCTGCCGCCCGAGAGGGCGGTGAGCGCCGTGAGCTTCGCCCCGGAGATCGCAGCCGAGTAACTGAACTGCGCGACCGGGGTGCCGCCGTAGACGGCAAGGAGGTCGCTGGCGGACTGTCCCAGAAGGGTGCCGTCCGGGCCGCCATCGGAGAGTTGCTTGGTAGCCATTGTGGGTTCTCCTCAGATGGCGGGTTAGGACAGGTCGGCCGCAGTGGACGCGCGGACGGCCTGGCGGGGGTCGATGGTGTCCACCCCGTACAGGACATCGAGGCGCCACGAGGACTCGTCGTTGGTGCCGTCGTAGTAGGGGATGACGCGGACGCTGTAGCCTTTGTAGCTACGCCGGCCGACGTCCACCGCGCCCGGCGGCTTCACCATCGGGACCATGGTCAGGGCGAAGGCATTCTTCCGGAAGTAAAGGCTCTCCCGGAAGGCAGTGCTTGCAGTCCCGCGCCAGGTCACCGTGTTGTCGTCAATGTCGGTGCCGGTGGAGAGACTGACGGTCTGGTGCGCCCCCGACATGATCAGCGGCGGCCAGATCGAGATGTCACCCTCGTTGCTCGCCATCGTGGCGTCGGCCATGACGGTGAACATCTTCAGGTGCGCAAGGGCCTCCTTGCTCACCGGGTCCACGTCGTAGACATCCGAGATCGTGAAGGTATCGCCCTTCTTGATCGTGGCCGTAGCCGGGTCGGTGCCGTCGATGTGGAGGGTGACCGAGGTCGAGTCCTTGTACAGCGCCCAGGTGTGGGTGCCATCGACGAGGGTCTGATCCACAAGGTCGGTCGCAAGGCGCGAGCCGTAGGTATGAACCGGAGTGTTCTGCGACATGTAGGTGTCGATGCCGGCGACCATGCCGAGCTCACCCTGGCGGTATGCCTGGTTGGCAGGACCGTTGATGAACAGGCCGGTGGTCGATCCGACAAAGGCCCAGTAGTCGGCGGGGCTCAGCACCGCCACCCGGTCATCCTGGGGGATGGCCATTACGTCCATCCGCTCCGGCGCCAGCGCGAAGTCGGCGAAGGAGTTGATGCCGCCTGACGGGATCGTGACGTGGTTCGGAATCTTGTAGTATTCCGACATGATGTCCCGATCGATGTGGTTCACCAGTTGGATCATCGCCGGCTTCAGCACACGATCCGACAGATCCCCGATCTGGAGAGTGAGCTGCTCGGAAGTGAACTTGAAGTCGATGCCGCGCTGGAGATCGACGGTGACGGGAATCTTGCCTTCCACAACGTCCTGAATGGACGCGGTAGCGCCCGTGCGGACGGTGAAGTCGGCAGGGCGGCGGATCGAGATCGTTTCGCCCTTCTTGTACCCGTTGATGTTGCCGTCGAACTCGGACTCGTAGCCGCGATAGACAAGTTTGCCCATCACGCAGTTGTTTTCGAGGATCTGCACCGCCTCCTTGGCGATGATATCCGCGGTAAGGGTAGTGTTGGCCATGATGTCCTTCTGGCGGGCTCAGAAGCCCGCACTGGGATAGGCGGCGTCTCACGACGCGGCCGTTGACGGGATGCCTCCCGTTCAGCCCTTCTCCCCCGCCCTGCGACGGCGCACGTATTCGTCCATCGACAGGTTGGAGTCGGTGAGGGGGCGCTTGGCCCCGGGGCTGCTGCGCGTGGCCACTCGATCCATCGCCACGGGGGCGGGGACGGACGGCTTGGGCGCGTCGGTCGGCTGTGGCTTGGAGGATTTCGCTTCGAGCCAGTCTCGGTGAAGCAGCCGGTAGTTCTTCGGGCTAATCAGTTGGACAAGTTCGTCTCTGGTGTAGCCGAGGTCTTCTACGGCGTAGCGTTCGAGTTCCTGGTCAAGCTGGGGCGTCCAGCCCTTGATGTTCTGTTGTGCCCACTGAGCGGTTTCTGCGGCGCGCTTGGCAGTCTCCTGCTGCGCTGTCGCTGTCCGTTCCTGGGCCTTCGTCTCCAGCGTGGCCTCAAGATTGCTCTTGAAGTCCTTGAGCTGCTGGTAATGCCGCCAGCCGCGCTGAGCGGCGTTCGGGTCCTGCTGTTCCCAAGTGTCCCAGTCCGCCTGAGCGTACTGTTCCAACTGGGCCTCGGCCGCGGCGAGCTGGCCGAGTTCCTTGCGGTATTCCGTGTAGCCCTTGGCCTGCTGTTCGAGCGTCTGCTTTTCGCTCTCCAGTGCCTTGCGCTGCTCGGCTACCTCCTGGGTCTTGCGGGTATAGTCGGCCTGCCGAAGCCATCCCTCCCGCAACTTCTGGGCACCACTCTTGGGGGCAGTGAACTTGATCCCCTCGTGCTCTAGCTCGTCGTACTCTTCCTCGACCGCATCCTCCGTTTCGGCAGGCTGCGGTGCGTTGAGGTCGCGGGGCTCTTCGGGAGCGGGTGCCGGGGTGCCCTCCTCGGGCTTGGCCCGGGGATCGCTCTGGACAGCCGATTCCGTTCCCTCGTTTCCGATGGTCAAATTCTCACTCCTCAGGGGAGGCTGGTGAAGGTTGGCGTCTCTCGACGCTAATCAACGGTACTCGACGCTAATCGAGCGTCAGACGGCGGCGGCCTTGCGCCGATGACGCCATGCGTACACGCGGCATTTGTCGGAGCAGTAGAGGGCGTGCGAGCAGCGGCCAGTGCCCGTGCCTGTCAGAAAGGTCGTTCCGCAGTGCAAGCAGGCGTGCTGGCGGCGTCCTGTGCCCTTGACCTCGACCATCTCTCGGAGCGAGGCGACTTCCCCACGCAGTTCGCTGATAAGCTCCATCAGGCTTTGAATGGTGACCGGCCGGCACTGGTCTGCCAGTTCGTCCGGCGGGCGAAGAGAGAAGGCAGCAGCGCTTGCGGCGGCCGCCATTTCCCGCACCAAGTTGTTAATCCCACCGGGGACCGTGCTCGCGGACCAGTCGATCTCGGTCAAAGCTAGGCTCTCCACATTCATGCCGCCATGTTGGTGAAGTGGTATTCTGACGAGGCGGGACGCTACTCCCGCTTCCTGTCGTTAAGCGATGCGCTGCAATACGGACTCGGACGCCTTCGCCGACAGGGCACTGTGCTCCGGCCTGCCGCGTGTCTGCTTTCCACGCCGCTCATCAGAATCGGTTAGGCTGCCTTGGGGGCGGGTCGTGGCTCAGGCTTCTCAGCCACCTTGCGGGCGGTCTCGGCCTCGAACCATGCAATGTCGAGCTTCTGCTGTTCGAGGCGCAGCTTCTCGGCCTCAAGCGCCATCTTCTCGGAGTTGGCCTGCGCTTCGGCCTCGGCCTTCATCCGCTCAAGGCTGATCTTCTGAGCATTGAGTTGGGCATCGCTCTGGGCCTTGGACGCGCTGATAGCGGCGTCGGCCTGCTGCCGCTGCTGCTCGCCCTGCATCTTGGCGGCCTCAAGTGACTTGTCGGCCTTCAACTGTTCCAGTTCAGCCGTCTTGGCCTTGAGTTCTTCCATGCCCTTCTGGATGGCTTCCTGCACCTCAGGCGGAATGCCGCCACCAGGCTTCGGAGCCAGGGCTTCGAGGTCTTCGGCGATCTCGTCGGCGCCCGGCCAGTCGAGGTTCTTCGCCAGGTGCTTGCCGAGGACCGGAGCTGAGGCCGGAAGCGCCCGGATCATCTCCGTCATCTGGAAGGCGGCTTCCTCGCGCCTCGTGGTGAAGCTCGGCCCTGTGGTGACGGTCAGGTCGTATTTGCCGGCGGACAGGTCGTAGACCTTCGTCATCGGCTCCATCTGCCCCGTCTCCGGGTTCGGCTGCATCTGGGGCTGGCCCTTGTTGTCCTTGAGCGGGGTGGGCTTGCCGAGCGGGATGTTCTCCGCCTGCTGGTCCTCACCCAAAACCCGGATGATGCGGTCCTGGGTGTAAATCTTAGGGATGAGGTCGATGAGGATGCGCCCTGCGTGCCGGATGGCGCGGGCCATGTTGTCGATGAAGTGGAAGGTCGAGACGTCGCCCTCCCGCTGCCTTGCCATGATGGCTCGGCCGGAGGTCTCGTTGCTGCGCGCCCCTAGAGACGCGTCATACAGGCCTATGACGGCCTTCATGTCGTCGGAGGCGTTGAGGGCTTCCTGGAGCGCGCCAGCCGCTGGGCCTACGTCCAGGGGCTGCCGTTGCGGCGCTACCTGTCCGTCGTATTCAAGGTGCGGGATGCTGGCACGATTGGCGTTCGCCCAGTTGGGGTCGGACTTGAACGCTCCCTTCGGGCCGATGAAGGGAACACGGGGCGACAGTGCCGCCAGTTCCATCGAGGTCGAGCGCCAGACGTTGAACATCCGCTGCGCGTCGATCGCCGGATGGATCAAGCTGCGGAAGTAGCGCCGGCCCTTGAGGTTGATCTCCTCGCCGTAGACCGGGACGATGGGGATGAACTGGCCCGGCCATGGGTTTTCAGCAAGGACTTCCGCCCCGTTGAGGATGGTCTGCTTGACGCGCCAGCACTTGGCCTTGCGCTGCTGGACGATCTTGAGATAGCCCGCGCCGATCTTGAACCTGATTTCGGCCAGTTGCGGCGCCTTCTCCAAGTCTTCGACCGAGACGATCGTCCCATCCGCGAGCTTCAGGATTTCCTTTTCGTACTGCTCGCGGGTCCACCATTCCGCCACCATGACCTGCTCGTCTTCGAGCCAGGGGGCTTCCATGTCGGTCCAGTCGGCGCCGCCCCAGTTGACCTGCGTCGCGCCCGGATACTGGCGCTCGAAAGCAGCCTTGGACTGCATGTCCACGACGAAGGCCGAGTTCCAGTCGGATGAGTCAGCCGCGGTTGAATGCGGGTCGCCGTAGATCGAGAACGGGTTGCCGACGCGCTCGATCAGGATGTCGAGGTCGAAGGTATCCTCATAAGCGTGCTCGGTGATGATGCGGAAGTAGCCGAAGCCGCCCGATACAGCGCTCTCGGTGGCTGTGTCGTAGGCCACATCGGCGTTGGAAGCGTACTGGATGTTGCGGATCAGGCCGTCATAGACCTTGGCGGTTTCCTTGTCGGCGCCGCTGTCCTGAGGGTGGACCTTGATCTGCGGCTTGTTCTGCCGCGAGTCGTTGACAACCTGGCGGATGAAGGCCGGGAGCTTGTTGATGGTGAGGGTGGGGCGACCCTCTTTCTGCCGCTGCGTCTTGATGTCGGCCAGCCACTGCTCTTCGAGGCGCGCAAAGCGGATATCGTCCTCGGCTGCGGTGCGGTTGTCTGACTCGTGGTCCTCTACAAGGGAGAACTCCTCCTTGGCGTCCTTGAGGATATCGTCAGAGGTCGCCATCACCACCGATCAGCGTATACTTTGACGCCAGTGTGCGGGTCGTGGAAGACAAGCACCCGCTCGGCCTCGCTCGCAT